GTTACTGTAGTTTGATTTTCAACACCAGACGAATTAACTCTATCTTCGCCGTCTGACGATCTAAACATTTTTAAAGTTAAAGGTTGAGTAGGTGCTTTTCTAATTACAGTTATATGTTTTTCCTCTACATACACAGGTACTGTAACGGCTGTATTGGTAACAACTTTAGGTGATCCTGTTTCGCTAGTAACAAGCCTAGTGTGAAAGTGAGGTGTGTCTCCAATAAAAACTCCATTAGTAGGAGCTCCTGAATCTATACCTGTTATACCAGCGCCTTGTAAGTGAGTTGTACCGCCGGTACCACTTATAGATCTTTCAATGTTTATTTTTTTAGGCTCACTATAATTGTCTGTCCAAAATAAAAAATCATCAAGTATATTTACACCTGTTATTAATCTATTCTTAGCGAAGTTTAAAGCTCTACTTTTAGAAACAAAGTTTATTGAAGCGGCAGAGCTTATTGTAACAGCTTCGCTCATTGTTATGTTCCACCTAGCATTACCAGCATCGTACGCTATGTTGGTTACAGTTATATTATCCGAGAAGTTTATAGAATCAGTAGTTAAAACCATACCTACTCTAACGCCGGTTGCGTTGTATGTTGTTACACTTTGGTTTGGTATAACAACAGTAGCGCTATCAGAAGATGCTATAGACGTTACCGTCTTAACATTATATATGTCTACAAAAACATACTTGTTGGTTTCAGAAGTAGTGTTGTATTGTATTATGTAGTCTTTTCTTATATTTTCATTTCCAACTACATTGAACTTATCTCCACCAGAAACAAAGTAATATATATTATCTTTTTCTGGTTGGGCAACCATAGCAACTACAGATCCAGTTGAAGGTACGCCAAGCAATCCATTATTAGAAAACATCTGATTCTTCTTAGTATTACCAAGAAGAGTTTGCGCGGATCCAACGTTACTTCCATCAGAAGTAGATATTTGTATGTTTAGGGCATCGCGATATTGACCTTGAGGAACGATACGCTCATCAAGATCTTTATTCATTTTAGCCTGTGAAAAGTCGTGCTGTAACTCTGGCATACTTTAGTGTTTTATATGTTTGGATTTACCTCTAAGTATTTGTGTTATCTCTTCAGACTTAAGGTTTGATAATCTTAATTTAGCTTTTCTTATCTCAGCAAATCTTTCTTTTTTAATTAAGGCTAGTATGTTAGGTGGTGTTCCATCTTTGCCTAACAACACGCCATACATAACGTGTTTTGTTATTGCTTCTTCAGCTAGCTTTGGAACTAGTATTTTAGACGTGTCTATAACATTACTATGCGTAACAACTCCATCACTGATATACTGCAGAACTAATGTTTTGCCAGCCATGTTAGAACTGAAGTGAAACTTGCCAGCGCTTTCGTCTATATAAAAAGAGCCGTTTGTCTGAGCGTTCTCTGGGCTTAAGCCATATCTAGCTCCAAGTAAAGCATCGTAAACATCTTTGTCTGTGTTGTGGCTTCCAGTAGAAGGATCTACAGCTCTAGCATCAAAGTTTTCTCTTGACGTAGAAGTTTCGTCTGTACTGTATGTTGCGTCATATCCACCCCAGTCTGCTATAGTGTTTTGCTCTTGAGCTGGATTTGAAGCGTGTCTTGTTGGATATATTCTATGATGTATTCCTCCTTCATCCACCCACGCTATCTTCGTGTAGTTCACATAGTCATGAGGCATAACTAAAACTAAAGTCGCAGGAACAACAACCTCCCAGTCTTTAGTATTTCTTAGCGTATCATAAGATAATTCTTGTATAGCTCTAATAGCATGGAATGTAACGTCTTGAATAGCGGACTCACCACAGATTTTACCGTGACCAGTATAAGCGGCCATGAAGCCATCTATAATTTCTTTCAGGCTGTTAAATCTATAGTTTCCGTGATCTCCATTTGTACTGTAGTACGTGGTTGTTGTGTCGTAAGTAAATCCCATTTATCTATACTTTTTGCATTGCTTCCTCAGCAGCATTTACTTTTGCTGCTATATCTACTATTCCAGGTTTATTCATTACTATACCTGATAGTTCTAATATTTTTACTACTAACGTGTCTTCTTCAGATCTGTGTAATTCAAAGTCCACGGCTAACGTGCTATTGTATAAAGCCACATCGTTAACAACAACATAGGCCCAATTGGCATTTTTTGGTATTCTATACAGCTCTGCCGTTACACCTGATGTAACCAACCCAGGATTAAACACGTTTATATCTTGTCCGTCCGTCATGCTTTGCGTCCACATAGGATCTTGATCACTAGCTGCTTGATGCCTAGTTGAACTAACTTTATCTCTAACTTCTTTACTACCTTGATACTGGCATTGTCTAGAGTTATGTATTATTCTACCGTGTTGATATACTGGATATGCAACGCCACCGTCGGTTACTGTTGTAGGAAAAGTATGTCCACTTGTAACTGCTTGTATACTAGCAAAAGGCCCAAGTTTTCTACCTATTAATTCTGTTATGCTGCTTTCTGAAGTGTGATGATCTGGATCAGGCTCTTGCCTTTCTCTTAGATTCATAGCATAAAAGTAAGACTCAAATATTGACATCTGAGCCTGATTAGCTAGTAAGTTAAACTCTTGTGGAGTTATGTAACCTCTTTGTTCTTTATTTGCTAGCGCTAGCACGCGCTGATATACTGTGTCTACACTTACCGCCATTGTTTATTTTTTTATAGTTAAGCAACCACCCTTATTAGAGTGGCTGCTCTACTATAGGATAGTTACGAGTTTAATCGCTTTTCTACACTTGATAAAGTTTCCATACCTTCGTCAGTTTTAAACCACTGAGCTAGCGCAGAGTATGGGTGTTCGTCAAATGGAACTGTCATTAATTTTCTGTCAGTTGATCCCCAGCTAAAGTGACGTTGATCGTTAGACATTCTTATTATTCCTTGTTCTGTAGCTTTTATGCCAATATTTCTAAGGTGAATATTGTCATCTTGAGCAACGTCTAAGAATAATAAAGGATTCTTTTTAGCAAACACAAGTAAATCTCGTTTAAGTTCCTTAGAACTCATCTCTGATACTTTAGAACCAACCTCAACACGCATTACCGCTTCAGCCTCGTCTACATTCATGCTTTGCGCTAAATTCATAGCTTCTAACTCCATCATAATCCAATCTACTTCGTTGGCAGCATCTTGCCTTTTGTCTACTTCGTAGTATTTCTTGCCAGCTTGCGGGTGGTATATAGATAAAAACTTCTGTAGAGTTGTATTTGTTTTTGGAACATACAGGGTTCCATCTCTAAACCAAATATGCTCTCTTCTTATATCACCTTTCATTTCATCAACAAAAGGTGTTGTTTGATTTCTTGAATACGTTATCTCTCTTTCGTACCCTTTATCTTCGTCAAAGTAATATAAGTTTGTACATCTCAGGTGGTAACCTAAAGGTGACATACCGTTTAATATATAAACTCTATCTCTAATTTCCCAAGAAGGTTTCTTGTGTTCAACTTTTGTAGGTTTTACTGCTTCTGCAACAGGTGCTTCAGCAACAGGTACCTCTACCTTTTCTGTTTTTTGTTTCTTTGCCATAATATAATATAATAAAAAATTAAAAAAAAAGAGAGGAGAGGTTGTCTCCCCTCTCTCTAATTATTCACTGATTAGTAAGTACCAGCCCCTTGCACCAACATAAAGTTGTTTGCACCTTGAGTGATTAAACATCTCTCAGTTAAGAAGTGCATGTGCATCGCATCAAGATCAGACGTAGCGGCTCCAACTGAACCAGTAGTCCAAGTTTTGAAACGTCTATCATCAGTTTGAGAAGAACGATAACGAACGTGTAAGAACGGACGCTTTAAGTTTCTTCCTAACGACTGATCGTATACAGATGTAGTACCAGCAGGGATAAATACACCTCTAACGTTTGTAGTACCATCTTTGATACCTCCACGAGTTGATTGGTCGTTTAGATATTTCCAGTCAGACTTATAGAAGTCATAAGAACCTCTACGGAATCCAGAGAAACCTAAGTTTAACGCCATATCTTCATCGTTGTCAAATACACCGTAAGAGGTACCACCTGAACCGTAAGAGTTCATACCAGCTAACATATCATCGATAGTAAGCATTAAGTCTCTATTTCCGAATAACATGTATTCTTCAATAGCACCTTGCTTGTCGAATTCTTTCAAGATAGTATCAAAGTCTCCTAATGCTTGAGCAGAAGTTGCCGTAGCAAGTAGACCGTCGTATACATTACCTCTAGTAGATATAGCTGAGAATAAACCTTCAGTACCTTTAATAGTACCTGCAGCAGTATTCTGAGAACCAGAAGCAGCACCAGCTGAGTGGCCAGCAAAACCTCCAGAAGTCGAAGTTACTAGTTCGTGCTCGATAAGAGTCATTTCACAGTAGTCTGTAAATCGCATACGAGTATCACCAGCGGCTTTTAAGTACCACATGTAACCATTCTGTCCGTCTTCACCAGAAACTTCAACCCAACCAATTTGAGAAGCATCAGATCCAGAGATCTCATACATGTCTTTCATGATTATTGGTTGATTAGTAAATGATTTAAACTGAGGTTTGTTACCAGAAGTTCTTCCAGAAGTACCTTTTCCATATTCAGAACCGAATACGAATAGTCCACAAGTAACATCACTGTTAGATATAGACACGTTAGTAATACCAGTACCATCATCTGTTAAAGGAGTAATAGTGTACTGAGTAAAGAACACGCCTGAAGCTGGAGAACCAGTTTGTGCAGGAGCAACAACTGCGCTAATGTAACCTTTTACAGATTCGTTAGCATCAGATAATATTACTAAATCACCTACTCTTAAAGCCATATTGTTAGTAGCTGCTGCAGCAGTAGCTCCAGTTACAGCGTTTCCATCAATATCCTTAATTGCAACAAAGTTGAAGGTTCCAGCAGGTGACGATCTTTGAACGTTACCTTGATAAGCTAAGTGTAGTCTACCTTGCTCCGACCAAACTACTTGATCAGAAGACATAGCTTCCTCAGCTCCAACCATTTCTAGGAATCCACCGATCGTTCTGTTACCGAATACCTCAGCTTCTTTTTCCATTAAATCAGGTAGAAATTGTTGTGCCCAACCTGCCGTATCGGTAGACGTAAAATCAATATAGTTAGTAGCTAACGCTTGTTGATTGTACGAAGGTACACTGTTTAATGATCCACCTGGAGTCATTGTAATTGCCATTTGTTTTTAGTTTTAAATGGGTTAATAAATTATTTTCGATTTCGCATTTTAACTTTAAACGAATCAGCTGTGTCACCCAACACTCTATACTTAACTCCACCAACATTAACTTCACCTTGAGTCTGTCTAGGATCTACTTGTATGTTTCGATCTCTAGCCACGGTGTCTTTAATAGCGTCGGCTTTACCTTGTTCATAAAAATGTTGAGCAATTACATCTGGATTCATTGCAGTGTAAATACTCTTGTGATAACCTTGAGCGTCTTGGATTACATTCTTCTCATTTAAAAACTTTTTAAACAGATTGTTAGCATCACTTTGCGTCTCTTTAACTTGAGCAACATCATTTATGTTTAGTCTAAATCTCTTGTCACCAACGTTATATTCAAAACCTTTGAACTCTTTGTTGAAAACTTGATTCGTTTGATTCATAAACACTTTATGATTACTTTGTATTTGCTCTTGTTCTGAGTTATACCTGTTGAAGAAATCTTGGGCTTTTTGTTGATCAGGCGTTAACCTTTTATCTCTTGCCTTGATGTCTTCGTAATACTTAGACTTTTGCCCGTCTAAATAGGCTTTAGCCTCAGCAACTTGCTCTTTTAAGGCTAATTTCTTTCTTCGCACTTCTCTTTCGTCGTCAATTTCTTCGTCGTACTTAAAGTTATCTTCAAGCAGAAAACTAACTTCTTCAGAGTTTAAATGCGGTTTTGTTTTTTTATAATACTCTATTAAAGCATCTTGATTATCTAGCTCTTCAACGTTTACGTTTAAAGCTACATAGTCGTTTATGTCTCCACCTGTTTCCTCCATGAAGCTCATTAGCTTCTGTATATCCTCAGGTAGTTTTACCTCTTCTTCAGGCTCAACAACGGGTTGTTCATCTTGAACGGTCTCTTCCCCTTGTGGTATCTCTTCAACCACTTCTTGTATAGCTGGGGCTTGTTGATCTGTAACCACGTCTGTTGTTTCTTGCTCTGTATCGGCACTTTGTTCTTCTTTTTTAGTTAAGTCAACTTTGATTACTTCAGGAGTATTTTGCTCTCTATTAATTCTTGGTCGTTTAACTTTAATTTTTTCAACCTTATCGTCTACGATTGGTTGCTCTACTTTTGCAGTCTCTTCAACTACTGTTGTTTTGTTTTCTTCCATAATATAATATAATTAGTTACCTACTTGTGGATTAAACTTGTCTAATCCCATTCCACCCCCGAGTATATCATTACCCGAAGACTCAAACTTTTTACTTGTTTTCTGTGGCTCGCCTTCGCCGCTAGCCGCGTTTCGTGCGCTTAACTTTTGGTTAAGATCAAACTCAAACTGCATTAGCTCTTTCTTCAAAGCAACCTCTTGCTGAAGATACTGTATCTTGTTTTGTGATCTAGTATTTTCTATCTGACTATCAAACTGCATCTTCTGTTGATTCTTTTGCATTTCAGCTTGAGCGGCAGCTTGCTGTGATTGACCTTGAGCAGCGGCTTGAGCTTCCATGTTTTGCTGCTCTCGCTTTTGGTCACGATCTGCCTTTTGTCTTCTTCTTAGCTTTAATAGTTGGTTAGCTAGTTTTACGTTTTTAACCTCTCTTAAATCTATAGCGTCTTCCAAGTCTATTAGCTGTTGTGTTAACGCTGTTGTTATATTGCTTTCTAAGAATTGCTTTTGCTCTTCGTCTGGCTCCATTTCTAAAAATATCCCAAAGTCGTACAAATATAATTCCGCCATTTCTGTTAGCGTAGCTACATTGTGAGCTCCTATTGATTGTATAAAAGCGTCTTTAGTTGGAGAATACTCTAGTATATCTGATATTCTTAGCGATACGTGCTCTGCCACTTCAGTAGTTAAATACATCGAAGATAGCATGATGTGCCTAGTTGCTACGTTTGAGTTAGCCGCAGCTAGCTTCTGTATACCAACTAGTGACTTAGGATCAGGAACACTAGCGTCTCTAGCCTCGTTAAGACCTGTCACATCTCTTATCATTTGTAGATAGTAGTTGTAGTTAG